TTCAGCCAACCACACAATCACAGGCGCAGCGGGCAACAACGCCGCTGTGATCGTAAACAAGGCTGCGGCTGGGTTTTACAGCGGCATCGACGGACAGACTGCTGGGTCAAGGCGCTGGCTGATGATGCTCGGCAACGCCACGGCGGAAGGCGGTAGCAACGCCGGTTCAGATTTTATGATCAACCGGTATACTGATGCGGCTGGTTTTATTGACACGCCTTTGACGATCACGCGCTCAAGCGGCGACGCCACATTTTCTGCTGGTCTTTACGTTCTCAATTCAGCAGTCACCGCCAAACAGATTGTGATCAATGGCGCGGCGCTCGGCAGCGTCGCGGGCAACATTCAAACTGTTTTTGGGGCAGGATCGACCACCACCAATGGAGAGCAACTGCGCATTGAGGTACAGCGCAAGTCGGCAGGCTCCGACTGGACGACTGCCGCTTGGCAGACTTATCGCATCGTCGATGGCTCTAAGATGGGTTACGTCGAATATGGCAGTCAGTCTGTCAAGCCGATAGCTTTCGGCACCGGCACAACCGAGCTTGCGTCGATCAGCAACACGGGCGTTTTCACAGCCGCGTCAACGCTTGTAGGCACAGGCGCTGTGTTAAATGCTCCAGCCGCCACCGATTCCGTGCTGTGGCTAAACAAACCGGCGTCTGGTCGAGCCAGCGCAGTTTATGGGCAGATGGCTGCAAGCAATCGCTGGGCGATGTCGCTTGGCGACACGGCGACTGAAAGCGGCAGCAATGTCGGGTGCAACTATGTGTTGTCCACCTTCACTGACGCTGGAGCTTTTTTAGGCAATCCGCTCACCGTCTTTCGTGCCAGCGGCTATATGTATTTTAACGGCAACGGCGCGACGGCCATCCCGCAAAGCTATGAGACTGCGCCTTACGGCCACATGGCGCTGCGGATGAACAAGTCTGGGTCCACCAAGACGAATGTCATATCCGGCCACCTTAATGGCGTAGTTCGATGGACCTTTGAGCTTGGTAATACGACTGCTGAAACCGGCACCGGAAATACGGGGTCTGATTTTTCGATTGGCCGCTACAGCGATGCTGGCGTTGGCCTTGACGCTCCTCTATCTATTGCTCGTTCAACCGGCTTTGCCACTTTCACAAAAACCTTAACCGTACAAAGTTTCGACAACTTAGGTCAGATTCGTCTCGTTGGTGGAAATTACGGCGCTGGCATACGCAATGATGGCGCAAGCTGTTACCTCTTGCAGACTGCGGTGAGCGATCAGTATGGGGCATTCAACAGCGCGCGTCCGTTTTCTTGGAACTTGTCCAACGGCACTGTGCAGATCGACGGCGGCGCTGCTGGAACTACATTTGGCGGCCCCATAACTACAACAGGTCAAATATTCACTAGCGGCGGCATAATAGGCGCCGGTATTTACGCTTCTGGCGGTCAGATGACCGTACAATCTAGCGGCGCGCCCGGCTTCATCAACCAGTGCGACAGTTCGGGCAACGGTGGGCAGTTCAGAAATTTAACGATACGCGGGCTTGATTCCGCCTATTCGGCACAAGTCAATCTGAGCGCGATCACTGCTGCTTCTGCTCTTTTTACGTGCAACGGGGTAATAGACGCCATAAATGGTTTTCGGTGCCGCCTTGGCGCTCCTGGTGGCGCGCTGGGATCGAACGTGTTCAGCTATTATTGGAACACCGACAACCATCTCTACGGCTCCGTGGACTCCACCAATCTGGGCTGGATCGCGTGGTCTTCCGATTATCGCATCAAGCGGGACATTGCGCCGCTGCCGTCGATGTGGGAACAAGTCAAGGCGCTGAAGCCAATCAGTTATTTTCATAAGGATTGGACGCCTGAATGGGCGGCGTCGAAAGAAAACGGCGATGCGCCCGATCCACTGTTCAGGGACGACGGCGTAGAGAACTGGGGCTTCGTCGCGCACGAGCTTCAAGAGACGCTAATCCAGAGCGCGGCGACCGGCGTCAAAGATGAAGCCGGTCTGGTGCAGGCGCCCAACCCGTGGACGGTGATCGCAACGCTGACCAAGGCGCTGCAAGAGGCAATGGCGCGCATCGAGGCGCTGGAGGCAAGAGCATGACAATTGACAGAGAGTTTTTCTTCAACACCGTCCGCGACGAACTGTTCAGCGGCGGGATGGCGCAATCCCAGGTGGACGGCATGAACAATCTGCTCAACATTTGGGAGGCCGACTATGCCGCCGCCAATCCGCGCGACGGCAAGATGTGGCTGTCCTACGGGCTGGCGACCGTTTACCACGAGAGCGCGCAGACCATGCAGCCGATCGAGGAGTACGGCAAGGGCGAGGGCCACAGCTATGCCGACCCGGATGGTCCCTATGGCGAGTCTTATTACGGGCGCGGCCACGTTCAGTTGACGTGGTTCGAAAACTACGAGAAGGGCGAAAAGGTCTTCAAGGAAAAGTTCGATCGCAATGTCCCGATGGTCAAATATCCGCATCGCATGCTGGAGGAGGAAACCTCGGCGGTGATCCTGTTCGAAGGCATGATTGATGGCTGGTTCACCGGCGTCGGCCTGCCCGACTTCTTCAGCGCCGAAGAGGGCGAGGAAGATCCCTACAACGCCCGCAAGATCATCAACGGCCTCGACAAAGCTTCGACCATCGAGGGCTATTATTGGCAGTTCAAAGGCGCAATTCGAGATGCGGAAAGCAGTGTTTAATGGATCGGTCATCGTCGCCGTCCTGACTGCCGCAGCCAACGGCTCCATCGAGTGGCCGGGGGTTCTCGTCACGCCTGAACATATCGTGCAGATCCAGAAGGTGCTGTTCGCCGCCTTGAGCGTCTGGGCGGTTGCATTGCCTTTTATCTTGAAGGCGAGCAATGCTATTGATGATGCTGCCGCTCGAAAGGAGCCGCCGCTATGACGACAACCAATCCGCTCACCTATAGCGGCTACATCAGGTCCATCGCAGCCCTGGCCGTCATCCCAACAGAGATCGATGCTGCTTCAGGGCAGTACAAGTTTAGCGAACCGAACCTCGCGATCGTGACCCCGCAGATGTTGAGCTACGCGGAGTTGCGCATCCAGCGCGACCTCGACCTGGTGGCGGGCCAGACGCAATTGACCTACACCTTGACCAGCGGGGCCTCGCTGATGGTCGTCCCCAACGAAGACATGATCATCGTGCAGGACATATCTTTGAAAGGCGTCGACAGCAAGAAAACGACCGTTCTTACGCCGACCACGAGAGAGTTTCTCATGCTCGTGTACCCCGACGCCACGGTAACAGGCGTCCCGAAATACTTCGCTCCCTATGTTGGAAATGTCGCGCCCGATTCAGCTTTGGCTGTCACCTACCGGATCGGCCCTGCGGCGGACCAAGGCTATGAGGCCACAGTCCTTGGCTCGGCCAGGATGCAGTCGCTGGCGCAGTTCGCCGCATCCGCGCCGAACGCCAATAATGTGACCTATGTTTCGACCTACCATCCCGATCTTTTGCTGATGGCGAGCATGGTCTTTCTCAGCGCGTATCAGCGCAATTTCAGTTCTTCTGGCTCCGATCCGCAGATGCCGATTAATTACGAAACGCAGTACCAGACGCTGCTCAAGAGTTCGATGATGGAGGAGCTACGCAAACGGTTCCGCATGGTGCCTGGGGCGGCGGAAGCGGCGGCCCCGCCGGCGCCGCCGCCTGGGGGAGGCTGATCCATGCCGCATGCAACTCTCAAGATCGAACCCGGCGTCAACACTAACGAGACGCCTGTTCTCAACATGGCGGGCATCGCGGCCTGCAATTTGATCCGTTTCAAGTATGACCCGCACAATATGGGCTTGGTCGAGAAACTGGGCGGCTGGTCGAAATTTTACAGCGGCGCTTTCTCAAATGTCGTCCGCCACATCTATGCATGGCAGGAAATTGATAGCGACAAGTTTGCAGTCGTCGGGATGGAGGGCCTCGGTGGCGTCACGCTGCTGCCCGCCATTCCCAAGCTAGATCCTGTTACGGGCGCCAACACGGGTTTTTACGTAGCCGACGTCAACAACGTAAAAGACCTGACGCCTGTTTTCAGGCACTCGAATTTGACGCCGCAGTTTCACACGACCATCAATTCTCCGCTGGTGGACATCAACGACACAACTCTCGTCGGCATCCACACCACTGATTCGGTCTACATCGCGACCCACATCGCTGTCGGCGGCATTGTCTTGTTCGGTCAGTACGCCATCCAGAAAACGCTGTCCTTCACTGAGTTTCTGATCCAGTCCTCTACGCTCCTCGGCCTGCCCAATCCTGCGCTATCAACGGCGACCACGACGTCAGGCGCGCCAGGGTTGCCGATCTTCACTCCGATCGTGAGCAGCTACGAGGTGACGGTCACTCTGCCCAACCACGGCTATCAGGTTGGCGACGTGTTTCCCCTTCTTGTGCCAGTGACACTGGCCAGCACCGTCCTCCAAATTGGCGAGCACGAGGTTCGCGCTGTCGCTGACGCCAACAATTTCACCATCCTCGCGGATGATGTGTCTAGCTCCGCAACGCCAGTAACGCTGAACGGCGGCAACGTGCGCCTGATCTACAACATTGGCGGCGTTCCCGCCAAGATCGTCAGCGGCTATGGCGCCGGCGGCTACGGCGAAGGCGGTTACGGCACTGGCGGCACGACTGTGGTTCCGACGGGCGACGTCGTCAACGCTACCGACTGGGCCTTCGACAATTGGGGCAGCGTCCTGCTCGCCAGCCCTGAAAATCAGGTGGTCAATAATATTCCCACGTCGGGGATCTACCAGTGGACGCCTGACGTAGGCACGTCGGTTCTCGCGTTGATTGCGCAGGCGCCGCCCTGCAATGACGGCTTTTTCGTCGGCATGCCGCAGCGCCAGATCATCGCGTGGGGGTCGAGCTTCAGCGGCATTCCAGATCCGCTGCTGATCCGCTGGTGCGACGTCAACGACTACACGGCTTGGGCGGCGACGATCACCAACCAGGCCGGCTCTTACCGCCTGCCGAAAGGCTCCAAGATCGTGGCCGGCATCCAGGGGCCGCAGCAGGGCATCATCTTCACCGACCTGGCCGTCTGGGCCATGCAGTATGTCGGCCAGCCTTACATCTATTCGTTTAACGAAATTGGCAACGGTTGCGGTCTGATCGGGCAGAAAGCGGCGACGTCGCTCAACGGCACGATTTACTGGATGAGCCAGCGCCAGTTCTTCCAGCTTTCGGGCGGCGGCGTCGCGCCGATCCCCTGCCCCGTTTGGGACGTCGTCTTTCAAAATATCGATCGGCGCTATTATGACAAGATCCGCGTCGCGCCCAACTCGATGTTCAACGAGATCGCCTGGTATTATACGTCCAACAGTTCACCAGACGGCGAGAACGACGCCTATATCAAGTTCAACTACCTGTTGAACACCTGGGACTATGGCTTGATGGCGCGCTCGGCCTGGATCAACCAGAGCGTCGTCGGGCCGCCGCTCGCTGCGGGCCGCAGTGTTTTCGACGGCAAGATCCGCCTGTACCAGCATGACATCGCCCTCGACGCCGATGGCCAGCCGATGGATTCGTGGTTCTCTACGGGCTATTTCTCCATGTCGGACGGAGACAGCAAAGTCTTTGTCGATGAAATATGGCCTGATTTTAAGTGGGGGCCTTACAACAATCCGAACCAGAACGCCGGCGTCAAACTGACCTTCACGGCCAAGGATTTTCCAAGCCAGCAGCCGCAGATGTCCAATGCGTTTACGTTCAAGGTTGATTCGACCTACGTCACGCCGCGCCTGCGCGGACGCTTGATGCAGGTCACGATAGGAAGCAATGACGTTGGATCGTTCTGGCGCGTGGGCGGCATGCGCTATCGGCTGGCCCCAGACGGGAAATACTGACGATGACGGCTTCGCTCACAGACATCCTTTCCGCCGCCAAAAACATCGCCCAGGCGATCAATGACGCGGCGCGCGCTTATGTCGGCGTCCAGGGGTCGCAAATACAAGTGGCGATGGGCGCCAATTCGCAAGTTACGGTTGGGCCGGGGCGCATGGCCATGCTCAGTGTGATCACTGCTGGTAGCACCGTCGGAACTATTCACGATTCCGCCACCATCACCAACGCTGCTCTCGCCAATCAGATTGCCGGCATTCCGATGACAGTCGGCATTTCTTTTGTCAATTTGCCGTTCAACAACGGCCTCGCCATCAAGCCAGGCACGGGCCAGGTGGTGGCGGTCAGCTATTCGACAGGCGCCGCCGCCGGGGATCAGACCGTTTCCTCTGAAGGCAGACGGGCGAAAGGACGCTGACATGCCACTGATCAAATCAGGGTCTAAGGAGGCCGTCAGCCAGAACATCAAAACGGAGATGGGCGCCGGCAAGCCGCAGAAGCAGGCGATTGCTATCGCCCTCGATGTCGCGCGGCGCGCGCGAGCGGAGGGCGGCGGCATGCCGACGCTCTCAAAACTAGGTTCGCCGCCTGATGTTCCAGAGACGGTTCACGCGCATCTGTCGGCCAAGGTCCACACCGGTCCGATCCACAGCGCGGTCGCAGGCCGCACCGACCACCTGCCCGTTCACGTTCCGAGCGGCAGCTATGTCATCCCTGCCGACATCGTGTCGGGCATGGGCGAAGGAAACACCAATGCCGGATTTAAGGTCATTAAACGAACTTTCGCGGGGCTTCCATATGGCCCCAAGTCCGACCAGCCCTATGGACATAAGGGAGGCCCTTATGGAAGCGGATCGGCTCCGTATAACCAGGCAGGCGGCCCGTATGGCGAACCGCTTGTTGGCGACAGACATGCGCGCGGTGGCAAAACTGGATCCGATGTGAAGGTCGTCGTGGCGGGCGGCGAGTACACCTTGACGCCTGAAGAGGTGATGGCGGCGGGCGATGGCGATATCGATCGCGGCCACCGCGTCCTCGATGATTTCGTCAAACAGATGCGCGGCCACATCGTCAAGACGATGTCGAAGCTGCCTGGACCGAAGCGAGACTAGGCAAATGAGCGAGATACAAGTGAGATACGGCGTTCCAGCCGACGTGCATAATTTCATGGACCTGACGGCCATGTGCGCGGAAGAGAACGGCCTGCTCGCGGTGAGCAGGAGGAAAGTGCTGGAGGAGGTATGGGCCAGCCTGAACTGGGACCACGGCGTGATCGGCGTGGTCGAGGGCGACGGCGGCATCCTGGAGGCCGGCATCCTGCTCCGCGTG